GCCCTATTCAGCCTAACCGTGGACAGCTCTTGATTGCCCAAATACCCGAGCATCTCAAAAACCCTGCCAATTATCTGAAGATGCAGGCGGCCATACTCGAAACCCTAGCTACTACACACTCGCATGGAGAGGTCGTTGACTGGGCTAAGTGTGTTGCTTGCCAGAAACGTTTCCGAGAACACGGGGAGTTCATCAAGAAGCTCGGCTTCCGCACACCCAGGCATTACTTCGCTTGGAAGAAGATCATGGAGACCATCTACTTTAATCGCCGCACTAAACTACGATGACCAACCAAGAACAGATCGATTTGCTCAATATGCGAGTGAAGACACGTATTGCCCCTTCGCCTATTCACGGCGTTGGTGTATTCGCCCTAAGGGACATCCCTAAAGGACAGAAGCTTGACCTTGAGGCTTTCCCCAGCGTCTATGACTTGCCCTATAGCCAATTCTCTAAACTCTTCCCAGAGGTCGCGGCGCTACTCCTAGAGCGCTTTCCTGCCGTCTATCATGGCCGCAGGTTCACCTACCCAACCGAACGCGCCCTGTGCTTTATGAACCATTCGGACGATGCGAACTACAGCCCTGTGTTGGATGTTGCTACCAAAGACATAAAGGCTGGAGAGGAAATCACAGAGAATTACACATTTATGCAGGATGCAGAAAAGTTATTCACATTTCTACGTGCTTGACAACACTTTAGTGCTATACTAGGAGCAATTAATTAATCTTAGTTACTATGGCAACAAAAGAAGAAATATTTGCAGAAGCAACAGCACTCGGCATCCCAACAACCCCGGACATGCATCACTTCGCTGTAACGGCTCTTATCAAGAAATTCAAAGAAGCAAACCCTAGCGATGACAGCACAGCGGGCGGCGGAGGTACAACACTACCTAATTCACAGCCTAACGTGACCAATCCCGTTACCCGGACGCCTCCTACAACCCAGACAGTTTACAAGCTCGAAGCTAAGTTTAGAGCCAAGAATGCAGACGGTGATATTGAAGTGATCAAGATCAATTCAGAAGGCACAACTATCGAAGCAGCACTTGCTGCATTCGCCTTCCCTGCCGGCCTCAATTCCCCGATCCGTCTTAGTGTTACTGGCGGTAGCCGTGACCTGGAAGTCATGCTTGCCCCTCATGTAGCTCGCAAAATCCTCGGCAATAAGAGCCTCGCAGAATTCCAAAAGCGCTTTGGCTTCAACTAATATGCAGCATCAGTGCATCAAGCCTTCATGCGGCAATAACTACGAAAGCGACGACATCGACGCTTACTACTGCCCTTCGTGTGATGCAGAGCGCAAGCAGATAGCTAAGCAGATCGATAAGCAGTTCATCCATTCCGACACAGAACCGACAGTGATGCAGTCCTTCGAGGCCGTAGCTAAGACCTACGATGCCCCAGACGGCCGCCGCGTAATGTTAGCGAGAGCCCGAGACATCCTCTAATTATGTACGTCGCCACTCTTAAGCATTTCACACAAACTTTCCAAGCAAAGGGTGCAACTGTTGCAGAAGCCATCCTCAATCTCAAACCTGGTACAATCAACGGCCGTGTTATCCTTACGCTTGCTAAAGATACACATTCCAGGGAACGCATCATCTCTCCTGCGCTCGCCCGCAAACTTTTCAATACTGCTGGTATCAGCCGTGAAGCGGCACTAAAAAATACCACGCTCCTCTTCCAAGGGTTCTAACCAATGCCACCACAGACCATATACGAATATGTCAAACAACAAGAGACTGAATTTGAAACAGGAGAGGTCATAGTAGGGGATAACTGGCGCTGGAGCTTCCGTCGCCACGTTCAGATGCTATTCCATCTTAAGAATGGCATTTTTTTCACAGGTGAGAACGACTTCATGAGAGCGTTCAAAAATATCATGGAGCCCATTCTCAATCTCTCCTACTGGTCAGAGGATATTGAAGTGAAAGACGTTGTCTTCTTCATCGAAGAAAAAGCCGGCCGCGTACTCTCTTTTCTAATAAAGAAATACCACGACGAGGTATACGTGAAAGAGCATAACCTCGACACATTGTTTGATGAGATAACAGAGAGCGATAATGATTATGGTGGTGTGCTAGTTCAAGACACTAACACCGGCCGTCCTGAAGTCCTTCAGCTCAACGCCGTAGCGTTCTGTGACCAGACAGACATCTTAGGTAATGTGCTGGGCGTTAAGCATCATTTCTCCCCTGGCAAGCTACGAGCAATGGCAGATAAGGGGTGGGGCAATGAGAGTAACGGCGCCACTGTCTCCATTGAAGAGTTGATTATGCTGGCCAATCCAGACAAGACCACGGACGGCCTACAGACCTCTCTTACGAACAAAACCCCAGGCAAGACGATTGAAGTCTACTTGGTCTATGGCAATCTCCCTGAAGCCTATCTTTTAGATAATGATGAATTTGAATATTACTGCCCTCAAGTGCAGGTCATCGCCTATTATGAGGACAAATTCAGCAAGAAACATGGCGTAACGCTATACCGCAAGAAAGAACCATCTCCCCGCCTCAAATTTCATACCTCCAAGAAGGTATATGGCCGCGCTCTAGGACGTGGAATAGGTGAGAGCCTTTTGCACCCGCAAATCTGGACCAACTTCCTCACTATTCATAAGATGAAGATGCAGGAAGCCGCAGCCAAAGTGCCGCTGGTGACAGACGATCAAAGCTTTGCAGATCGCAACAAAATCATGGATATGGAAAATCTCCAGATCACCACCGTCACACCTGGCACTGCAATACCCCCACAACCCATCCAAACTGCTGCAGTAGCCAACATAAAACTCTTCGAGGCCTCAGTAAATGAATGGTACGAACAGGCTCAGTTCGCTGGCTCAGCCCAAGACCCTCTCCTTGGCAAAGAGCCACCTTCAGGCACTACCTTCCGAGGCCAGGAGCGCTCTGTAATGCAGGGTAGAGGCTTCCACGACCGCCGTAGAGGCCAAAGAGCTAAGTTCATCGAGGAAATCTACCGGGACATCATCATCCCTTACATGAAGAAGGAAATAATTAAGGGTGGAGAATTCCTTGCCACCCTCACTTCCGAGGAAATGGGTTGGGTCTCGCAACAGCTCGCAGAGAGCTACGCCAACCACAGGCAATACGAAGACCTGCTCAACGGTAAGGTCCCGCTTGACAAGGAAATGCTCAAGCAAAAGTTCCTTGAAGATTTCTCCAAGAAAGGGAATAAGCATTTAATCAAAATACTGGAGGATGAATTTGATGGAGTAGAGATTAAGATGGGCGTCAATATCGCTTCCAAGCAGAAGGACTTGTATGGTATGACGGACAAGCTAGTAAGCATCTTCCAATTCATCTTCGCCAACCCTGCTGGCTTCCAGCAAGTTATGAAAATCCCTGGCATGGCTGCTGCATTTGAAGACGTACTTGAATTTAGTGGCATCAATCCGGTCGACTTCGCCGCTATTGCTAATGCCCCAGCAATCCCTACCGGACAGGAACCCCAGAACGGCCAACCATTACCTCCTAGACAGCCTGCTACAGTATGAACCCGAACAAGATAAGCGCATTTCTGGACGATAAACTAATGGCTGATAGTGTTTACCAGGCTATTCTGAGAGCTTTTCTCAAGAAATCCAACACCAATGATGTTCAGTATCTCGCAGCTAAGACAATCTCCATCGATATGCTCAACGAGGCTTGGAAAGACCTGGAGAAATTCCGCTCAGAGCCCACGCAAGAGTCTAAAAGCACAGATAACATCGGACTATGAGTTATTCACATCTTAGTTGACATTTTATTAACATTATAATTACTAGTCGATATGAACCAATCAATCAACAATAACCTCTTCATCACAGGACTTGCACTCATCCTGGTGACCGGCTTCACCGCCGCGCTGCTCCTGAAACATGACGCACGACTTCAACCACAATCATATAGCGGTGTTCAGACCGGCCAGGAATACTACGCAACTTCCACAGCAGCTAGCGCAGCTTATGGTGCAAACATCAACGGCAATCGTGTGATTAAGACAGGCTATGGCTCGCTAAGTGCCGTAGTGATAACAGGAGCCAATACTGGTGTATTCAACTTCTACGACGCCACCACCACCAATGTGAACCTCCGCACAGGCCAGAAGGCTTCCAGCTCTATCCTCGTAGCCTCATTCCCCGCCAGCGTGGCCGCAGGTACCTATGTCCTTGACGCTACCTTCAGCACCGCCCTCCTTCTTGACCTGGTCTCTGGCTCAATGCCAACCAGTACTATCACTTACCGATAGTTATTAGAATTAAGTAATAAAAATGACAACACTCGACAACGCAAGAATGCCTCGGCTCAAGGACAAACACCGAGAGCAGGAGAAAAAAGACAAGAAAAAGGTCGAATTACCAACCAAGACAAAGAAATAGAATATGGAAACGATAGTCGCACAACTTCTTTCCGCGGTGCTTACCCTGACAAGCTTGGTAGGCGCTCTGCAAGCTGATGTGAATAACCTCAAGGCCCACAACGGCTTCTCTGCACCAACCACTTTCGGCGCAGCCGCAGGCCCAGAAATGTTCAGCCCCGATGGCTGTATCAGTGTCAACGGTGCTCGCACCTGCTATGCTCGTATGAAGATGGCTCAAGCCACCTCAACGCCTTGCAGTCTCAAGACACCAACTGCATCCTCAACGTTTGAGGTTGTGCCTGCTGCGACCTTCACCGGCAACGCATACGCCAACTCGTTTGAGTGGGGCTGGGCAGTCAATAACTTCTCGACCACCACGAGCCTTGCTAGGCTCGACAACGTAAGCGCGGCAACACCGAGCATCGTTGCAACGACCTCGCAGAGCAAAGCAATCGCTGGTAACAATGATGGAGTGCTCCCACCTAACACATGGGTTAACTTCCGCATCGGTACATCCAGTAATGCTTCAATGGACTACGCACCGGTTGGCTACTGTTCAGCAGCCTTCCGCGTAATCTAGTTCGCGCGGGTTATCATTCCCGCTATCAAAAATGGAATACGTTTATTCTTATCGCATAAAGAGAACCCAGTTATGCCAACTGATAACAACAAGCAAGAGGTACCGGTAGAGCCTAAATCTGCCGAAGGAGAAGGAACTCCTAAAGCTGAGACAACTGATTTAGCTTCATTGCGGTCGGAAATGTCCAAGCTCTCTGAAACCATCGGCTCACTTAAGCGCGAAAACAAGGACTATAAAAAGGAACTTGAAGAGCTTAGGAGCACGAAGGACACTAACAAACCAAAGCAGGATGATCTTCTAGTGCAAAAGCTTGAGAAAATGTCTTTGCGACAAGCAGGCATCACTCACGCAGACGATATAGAACTTGCCAAGGCTACTGCTAAGAAGTGGGGAATGGACATAGATGATGTCCTAGCTGACGAAGACTTCAAAGTGAAGCTCGAACGCCAGCAAACCACACGATCTAACGCACAAGCCACCTCAGACATCAAAGGAGGCGGAGGCCAGTCCCAAACAAAGCTTTCAGCCGCGTATTGGGAGAAAACTGGGAAACCACCTTCTCGTGAAGATGTTCCAGATAGGAAGGCGCGCGTCAAAATTCATCGCGAGATGATGAAAAACGCGGCCACTAGCGGCAAGGTTTTCTACAACGACTAAAGGTCGGCACATAGGAGAACGCCTGTCATTAACAGGTAATTCTTCACTTATATGTCAGTAGCAAACACTGTCACATATGAGACAATGTACGAGGATGTCCTTCAGGACCGCCTCGACCACCCGCAGACCTGGAAAGAGATGGTAGATGTCACGATAACTGACACTCGCGTCATCTCTAGCTCCTACATGTCTACGACGCCTCAAGTGCAAACGATTACTCGTGGCACTGGTGTAGCAGCGCAGACATTCGCGGAGACTGCTGAGACAATGACCATTTCAACTGGCCGTGACCTCGGTCTCATCGTAGACCTTGGTGACTTGGCACAGTCCCCATGGACTAAACCAGCAGAACTCTTCGACCGCATCGGCGCACTTCTCAACGAATATATTGAGAGTGCAATCCTCGCTCGCCACGGCAGCTGGACCGACTTCGGCGGATCTTCCATCGGTCTCGGCGGCGCAGCAACAGACCAAATCACGGTTTCCG